GGTCTATGATGATAGAAGGTAGGAGGCATATTTTCCTTATTTTGCGACATACCATATTATACCTACCTATCTTAATTTTTATTAACCCTGACATCTTAGGATCCTATCTCTAAAACCCCAAAAAAACGATCTACACAATGGGACCAAGGAACCCACAACCAATCGTATACCTCTCACCACTTGTCACAACATTGACACCGTGAGACACACTTCTTTTATAATATACCATATCCCCAGCCTGTGGCTTATAAATAAAATCATTATCTGGGAAGTACAGTTCTCCATTATCAAAATTATCATTAACGTAAAGCATTGCTATAAAACTGTCAGTTAGCGGACTATCCTCGTTAAGATCTTTGTGTACATCCATTTGAGGAGTACCTACGATCATTTTAGAAACACTAATATAGTTATTGTTTAGCATAGACTGCTTGACTCTTTTTATATTTTTTCTTTTTAAAAAGTCTATAAGAGATTCGTGTAGAATATTATTAAATATAGACCTTAGTTCTATAGCAGCGTGATTATCTTCTTCATTATGGACTACAGGGAGTTCCATTGTTAGGTGAGGCCGTCTTTCTACAATTTTAAATTTATAAGATTCTTTATTAACAAGTTCAATCAAGCCAATCAGGTGCTTGCTGTCTAAATTGTTTTTATATATAGTTACAAAGTCTGTATCAAGTTTAGGAGTTTGACTCATATTACTTATCCTCAAAATCTTTATATCGATAATATCCTTTATCAAAGTCGACCTGTACTAAAAAGTCTCCCATAAATCCATTACGGTTTTTTCTAAAAGCGCACTCAATAACATCGCTATTTGATGCTCTTCCAAGTGCGATAACCCAGTCCGCATCGTATGCAATCTGTCTTGACCAAGCAGTTTGACCCAAGGTAGGAACTCCACTCAGATCATTAACATCATCTGGTGTTGCTGATGAGATAGCAATAATTGGAACCTCTTCACCAATAGCCATAAGTTTAAGTTCTCTTGAAAGGTTCTTCATTCGTACCGTTTCATTATCTGACTTCTGATTAGGAGCCATCAACTGTAGGTAGTCAACAATTACAAAGTCTGGTTTATATTGGTCAATCTTTCCACGAAGTACTGAAGGATTAATTTCTCCGCCTTGATCATTAGAGATAATATGGAACTCTGGCTTACCCTTTAGATGTCTTTCGTGCCAAGCCTTAAGTGTATCTAATTCAACATCTCCATTACTTAACTTGCGGTGTGACCAAAGCCCTTCACCCATAATAGTAAACACACGATTACGAACTTCTGTTTCCGACATCTCAAGAGAAATTACAAGGGGTGTCTTACCCTGTTTCCAGGCCTGTACAGCAAAGTATAGAGCCATCCACGACTTTCCTATACCTGGGTATGCTAGAAAGACTCCTAACTGCCCTGGCATAATTCCAGAAGGAAGATAGTTATCAAATCCTGGAAGATTTGTTTTAATACCAACGTGACCTGCAGCCTGCTGAATCTTTAGATTCTCAAAGTATGCAACTGCTGACTCAAGATCAGTAACATCAATATCACGAATTGCTGAAGTGTTTTTCTTTAACTCTGATGTTTGTGTAATTAAATCATTTAATGCAACATTACCCTGATTATTCTGAACATTACTTGCTGCTGATCTTAAGATATCTTTAAGACTATCGTTTAGATATTCGCCTTGCAACTCTTCAAGGTGATGTTTTGTTGCTCCAACATTTGCTATAGGAGCAAAGTCTCTAAATTTTTCTGTAACAAGTTCTGCAGGTGGTAAAGACTTGTTGTTCTCAAAGTATAGTCTGATAAAGTTCCAGATATCTCCGTGGGTTCTTAGAAGATTATCTACATTTGCTTGTAGTAGAACGTGGATCTGCTTATCTTGAAGAACTGCCGTGATTAGTTTAGACTCTGTATTATTCACTTAGCCACTCCTTAGCCATTCTTCTACGCTCCGCTCTCTCTTCATCATCCCGCTTTTTATCTTTTTGTGCCTGTAAAATTTTTTCTGCATTATATGCAAAGTGATTCCAAGATGGATTCTCTGCAACTGAAAAGTAGTACTCAAGTATATCGTAGCAACCAGATAATCCGTATGACTCTACAAGGCCGTCAGAGGCCCACTGCTCTACGTTTAAATTAAGTGATGGCTTTGACTCGTACCTTGCGGTATGATACTTGCTGTATCTTGAAAGCAAAGCCATTCGGTCTTTGCGTTCAGCCATTACTCGTTGATTTCAGACTTTGCTTCGTTAATCTTTTCAGTTAACTTATCTTCTACAAACTTATAGACACGCTCAAATGCTTGATTTACATTTTCTCCATTTTTACGTGAATCAACAACACCAAGATCAAGTCTTAGCGATTGAAAGTTTCCAAGATTAAGTGTGTATCCCAATGTAACAGATACCTTAGTGTCTTCGTTTTCCATTTCATACCCTTCGTTAAATAGATTCAGACCAGATTGGAATGAATCGTCCATCTTCAGTTCTCGTATATGTAAGTATACCATCGCCCATTCTTCGTGTCAACTCTTGCTTGCTTGGGGTGATATCGTTTGTTATTAAATTGTCTTTTCTTGGTCTACCAATATGGTATGTAGCAAGTATATCACGAATCTCTCTTACCTGGGATTCTGAGTAATATGATCTAACTTGAAAACCTCTTGCTCCACCTTTTTGAGATCCCATTGGAAATGGAATGATTCCTCGTCTCATTAATGATGGCATATATTTTTTATGTCTATTAACTAAATCAGCAGTCTCTCTAACAGTGTAGGCTCTTTCACGCTTCTTTTTAAAATCAGAAATTAAACAACTTTCAATCTGATCTTTTGTTATATTATAGACAGACATAATACCGTTAGATTTATTGAGATGATGTATTCTAACAAGGTCTCCATTTAGAAACCAAACCTTTTTATTCCCTGGAATTACAGGGAGGAGATTGTAGCCTTCATTCTCAATAGTTCCTTTTTTAATAGCCATAGACCCTCCGCAGAATTCTCTGGTCGGTTATAAAAACTTCTTGCTCCACACGCAATGCAGTAGGTTTCAAGGTGTCCAACTGAACTGTATTGTCTATCAAGAAACATTCTCCCACTACATTTTTTGCACTTTAGCATTAATTTGGTACGCCAATGATAATTAAGTTAACATCAACCGTGACGTTATCTCCGCTTGTGTTAAATCTTACAAACCCCTCAAGACCAGAAGTTGTTATGCTTTTTAGAACAACCGTAACATTTTTACCAGCAACTGTATTGCCAACATTTATTGCTGTTGCAGTCGCAATTGGAGGATACTTAAACTCTCCAGCAAAAGAATAAGTAAATGATTTTTCTTCTCCAGCGGTAATTGTTCCACTAGGGACTACCCTAACAGCGCCACCAATTACTCTTGCTTCACTAGTTTTAATATTTTGTTTACCATTATTTGGAGTATCAACTGATATATATTTATAGTTTGCTGGAGATACTGCAGCAGACAACTCATTAACTACCTGTGCTAATTGAGAAATATAGGTCACATCTAGTGGTTGACCACGCTCTGGTAGAGGAATTTTTGCCATAATACTATTATACCACTAGGCTTTCTGGATCAGACTCAAAAAGTGTAGCCTTAGTAAATCTCTCTTTAGGAAATGTTGGAACTTGAACAGCAAACTTTACTGTGGTATATCCTGCTAAAGCCTGAACAGTATATGAAAATGTTTGAATAGAACCAACATATTTAAAATCATCTGTTCCCCATTTAACATACAAATCAAAATCAGACTTTAAATTTGCAGGAGGAGTCCAAACAACATTGATAATTTGCTTGTTTTCACTTACTGCCACAGAGTGTGGAATCCAGGGCTCTGGTGTTGGCAGCAGGTCTCTATCTATCTCAGGAAGCACATCCATCCCAAACCTAAACTCAATATGGTTAGTAGTATTAGGAGACTTAAGAATTGGCTGAGATCCTGTGTTTTTAATAACAGAGTAGCCACTTAAACCATAAACTGGGTTAGAAGATGTTATATTTTCTAATCTTAAAGCATCTAATGCAACATAGTAGTTATCGCTTGGAGAAGCAATCTGTACTGTTGGGGATACTGCAGTTGAAGATACGACAGCCCCTGCGCTATTATACTTTATAGTATTTGATGTAACTTCTGTAATTTCAAATGTGCCGTCAAATCTTCCAGAGTTTCCTAAACCAGCAACAATAATTTTGTTCCCTACACTAAAACTATGATTAGCGGAAGTCGTTAAAGTTACAACAGTATCGGTTGCAGATTTATTACTAACCAATGCAGTGCCTTTTATTACTGTGGCATAAAACTTTACAGTGTCTACAATATTCCAAGTAAAGCCAGATGTTTTAAGCAAGTCTTGTAGTGCCACAGAAGAAACAAAATACCTATTTGTTGCAAAATCAACACCTGAGTCTGTTTCTTTTAATGCTACTTGGAGTCTTGCATACTGAGCGCCAGTTGTAGTTGCTTCATCTGTATCTGAAAACTCAACAACAATTCTTACTTCATCTGGCTGAATTGAAGACTCTCCATCTTTATTAACAACAGAAAATGCAAGTTTAAGTTGATCAGTAGGAGCATTTTTATTAAAATCAAGATTTACTCCAGTTAGATGTATGTGAGTTGACCCTGTTGGAATACCAACTGCTCCATCTGTAAGAGATAGATTGCTCATATCTCCTCTTATCATCATTATGTTATTTAAGAATCTACATCTTTCATACCTATTTACTCTCTCAGAGTTTGTAAAGGTTGGGTTATCTGCATTGGTTTGAAACACTGGCAGTTCTGTTAGTATTCCAGTTGAAGAGTATTTTCTTGATGAATCTATTTTATAAGAACCAGTAATAATATTATTATCACCTAAAGATATTTGTATGCTTGGAATGCTTAATGAGTTTGTTTGTATATGGTGCTCCCAGTTTTCTGCTCCGCTAAAAGAATAAATAGTTTTACTGTCATAGGCTCCTGCGCTTGGATTAGCCCCAGCAGACCACAGTCCAACTTCAGTTATTTCATATCTTTCTGCAGTGGGAAGTTCTGCTGTAAAAACAATTTTTGATTGGCCTTCTTCGGTAACATATCCACGAGAAGTAATGGGTACACGAAACATTTCAAAGTCTAATGATTGCTTGTCTGAATAGTCTCCAAGTGTTGCATTAAGGGCTAGTGGCTTTGCTCCACAACCAATTGCAATATGTGAAGCATAGGCAGGTGCCTGCCCAATAAGGTATTTAGCCAAAATATTTTTACCTGTATTAGTTATCATTTTTACTCCTATTCATATATTGTACCATTAAGTGTATCTCCACTATCCAATATTTGTATATCTACCTGCTCGTCAGGATCAAGTGATGAAACGTTTATGACCATATCTCCTGTAGTTGGATCTATATATACCACCTCGCCATTTGGACCTGTTCCGTAGGCTGGAAGTTTGTTCTCTAATTTAATTGGAAAGTTTTTAAAATATGTATCGGAAGTACTTTCTAACCTGATTATGTTGTTTGGGTTATACTGAATGTATAGGTCTTTTAGATTTTTTATTGGGCTATAGACTACATCTTGCCCGTCAATAATATCATTTCTTGAAATATTAATTAATTCTTGTCCCCCAATATTTTCAAAAATTAAGTCTGTCATCCTCTCTTCACTTAGAGTTGGATTGCTAAGTGCAAGTAAAGGTGGGGTTGCAGGCTTTGTTGCCTTCTGAGATAAGTTCAACTGCTCCATATGGCGCTGTGAAATAGACATAGATTGATTTGCTACTGCATCAGTTGCCATTAAACTACCTCACTTAAAAATACTGTCATTGATGGACCACTTTGATCTTTAGAGTACTCTATATTGTACACAACAAATCTACTGCTTTTTGGTGAAACCATTTCAATTAAATTATCAATATAGTCTAAATTAATTATGTCTCCTAATTGAATCATTGGATTTGCAAAAATCTTAACTCCAACAGACTTTCTTGGCTTCATTATTTTATTAATCACCCAAGACATTAAACTTTCTGCAGCATCTTGTGACTGAATGTATGGAACATCTAAACTAAAATCTTTTTTACCATAAGACATTCTGCTTAACTTTATATCTTGATAATCTTTTTTAATTTTAAGCGGGGACACTACCAAAGAAGATCCAACTACTTCTGGATTAGCAAGATTGCTATTTTTTGAAAAATATTCGTCAACTGTTAAATCTACATTTGATTCTTGGGTAAATGTTATTCCTTGTATTTTTAAATAGTTGCCAGATGTTGAATCTAAATTTAATGTTGTATCTGTTGCATTAAAAACTAAAAACTCTGCCCCATAAGATCCTGCTCTAAATCCAGAAATAACATAACCTTTTAGTTTATTAAAAGTAGGAGATATTTTTGCATAAAGGGCTGGGTATGCTTTATCATACTTAATATTAAACGATGCAGCCTCTCTCATAATTGTTCC